TCAGCCACGGGGCTGCAGCCGGCGCCCGAGCTGAACCCGCACATCGTTTAATATGTCGGTCACCCGGGAGATCGACGAGCGCATCTCGGCCTGAAACTCGCGCCCCTCGCGATGTGCATCGTCGATAGCGTGCTCGAGCGTGGCGATGCGCAATTCATGCTCGCTCACTTTGACCGTGAGGTCAGCACGCACCTGCTGTATATCCGACCGGAGGCTCAGATAGCTCGTGATCGCCCCCCCGCCGATGGTCACCAAAATGACGGTGGCCTGAAGCAGATGTCCGAAATTGATCTCCGGACTGAACCTCGGCCATAGTCGCTTGTCGTCGGTCACCGCCGCCGTCCTACGATCCTCATGCCGCCAGGACCAAAGCTGAGCGTCTTGGTCTCGCCGCCGACATGCAGACTGCACTCTCCAGTGGTCTCGTCGGCGGTGACAATTTCGCCGGCGACATCGGTATAGTTGTCGGTGCGCACGATCTTCCAGCGCCGCTTGTCTTCACTGCTGTGCCATGATTCGAGCTTCAAGGGAGCCCCTCTGACGGTGGTTGCAAACAAACGTGTCGCCTACTGCGACCCGACGAGGGTCCAGGCGAGATTGGCCAAGGTCGCGTCTGGCGATGCCGGCTCCACGACAGTTAAAATGTCGCCCGCCATGAAAGTCGTAGCCGAGGGCATCGCAAAGGTCGCAGTCGCCGCGCCGGCCGCGAAGACCATGGTTCCGACACTCGAGCTGTTTTTCCGGATGCTGTAGGTCGCGGTCGATGTAGCGGCCACGCCAGCAGTCCCCTGGCTGCCGGTCAACCCGGCGGGGAACATAACGGTGCCGGCAAAGACATAACGCTGGACGACGAGGTTGGCCGTCATCGGGCCAGTGAAGGAACCGCTGACGGTGGTTGCGACTGACGCCTTTCCTGAGCCGGTAATCGTGTAGGTGTAGGGGGGCACCTCGGAGAGGTTCTGCAGAGCGCCACCCACGATATTGAACGACAAGAATTTCAGAAGAATCGTCTGGCCGACTAGAGTACCGGGATACGGGAAACGGCCGATCGACTGATCGATCCGTGCGAACTGCGTCCCCGCCGGATGGGTCGCCGCATTTGTCGCGTACGCACCGCGGTAGAGCGTCGAAAGATTGTAGTGATAGGCGCTCGTCAGACTCGCGGATTCATAAGCAAAGAGCTCACCGCCCGCATAGCACAAGGTGACAAGGTTCGCCGCGTCGGTGGCTGAGACCGAGAACAGCGCACCCCGGCACTCGGTCAAATCGACCAAACAGATGTCGGTGGTATCCGGATTGCCGCCGCTGTTGCCGATCGTCGCGGCCAACACACCTTGTGCCGCCGGACTGGAAACATTGCCAGCAAACGCATAAGAATTACCATCGCTTGAGATCCAGACCTGGGCGCCGCCCCAGTTTGAGCCGCCTGATAGGGCGACCCAGATTTCGAGATCACCTGACAATAATGCCGCCGGGGGCTCGAAGATCAACGGCGTGTTAACGTTGCCCGCATCCAAGCTCCAGTTCGGTACAAAGCCGCCGACCGCCGCGCCACTCGCCTGCTTCACGGCCGGAGCTGCAGTGCCGCCGCCCGCCCCAAGGATCGAGGGCGCGGCCGGTGGCGAATAATTGGCCGGTGGGTAAAGCACGGTCGGCGAATAGGCGCCAAAAAAGTCTTCGGCAGTGATCGACAGCGTGCCTTCGTCGTCTTCTTCGACGGCGGTGATGCGCACTGTCAAGGCGTTGGCGCCAAGCCGTGAATCGGTGATCTGCACCAGGTCCATCGGCTCCAACAAAATGTATTTCCAGCCGAGCTTGAAGGTATAGGTGTTGCGGTAGAGAAGCTGGCGCTGCAACAGCAGCTGGGCGACGATGCCACCCACATAGAGTGGGTCGGTGATCAAGCGCGCCTTGGTACTCGTATCGCGCCGCACCCCGTAGACGTCGATTGAACCTTGGTCGAATGCCTCCGTGACCGCTGTGTTGTAGTTATTCTGTCGATCGAGACACTCGACCTCGATCATATTGTTGGCATCGGCCGGGGTCGACCGCACGATGTGTAGCGGATCGTCGCTGAAGCCGCCGGTTATCGGCGCCGCGCCGGAACGCAACGCCGGGCCGCCAGGCGTGGCACCGAGACTAATCCCGACACTCGATTCCTGAACGATGTAGTCGTCCTCGCCGAGGCTGTAGACTGGCATCGTGTTCGGCGCGAAAGTGTTGGTCGTCGTCGCGCCGATCCCGCCGGCAGAGATCCCGCCGCCGCCCGATTGGCCGATCGTCGTGTTGCCTGTCGGATTTGACTGGATGACCATAACGCCGGCGGAACCGACGCCTGACGCCAGGATGCCAAACCCGAGGAGGCTGGGCTCGGCGTTAACGGCTTGGGCGAGCCCGCCCATCGCCCCCGGCATCTGTAGATTCGCCAAGGTCCTGTAGGTGACCGTAAAGGGCACGCCGCCCTGTAATGCCGGGTCAGTAAAAGTCAGGCTGATCGTGTCGCCGCCCCCCTGCGTCGGCCCCCCGGTAAAGCTCGCCAGGGTGAAGGCGTTGGTGACCGAATGATCGCCGTAAGGGATGATCTTCAACAGTGCGCCAGACCACACGATAGCGCTGTTGGTCACCTTTGTGATGTCGGCAAGTGACTGCTGCGCCTCCTGCTGCTGGTCGAGCAGCGGTGACAGGAACAAGCCGAGTGCTGCGCAATAGCTCGCATAGGACGAAGCGACGCCGGATGTCATTGTCGGGTCAAGATTGACCGACGGGAAATTCGTCCCATAGCGTGCATTCGTCAAAAAATCGCTGACGATCTGAGCCGGGTTGGCGTCATAGCCGTTGGGCGAGGCACTCGATGCACCGGCACCGACGCCAATCACCTCGAAATTGAAATTCGGCAGGGTCGCAGTATTGCCGAGTTGATAATTAGCGAAGGTGATGTATGCGGTACCGGAATAGCCGATCGCCTTCGCGCTATGGGTACTCGCCCAATAGGGGTCGATGGTCTGCCCGTCGGCGCCGAGATTAATGCTCGAAATGCTCTGCAGCCCGGCGACGTCGCCGATGTTCTTGTCCCACCAGGCGAGACCGAGCCCGGTGATCGGCCCTTGACATATCCCCATTATAAATGACGCGGAATACATATATTGTTGGCCACCGCCCTTGCCGCCCCCGCCGCCTTTGCCCTTCCCTCCGGCTTGCTTGCTCGGCGTCGCGGTAAAATCGTCATAATCGAGCAGATTGGGGCTGACTTTGGTCGTGCCGTAGATCAGCGGGATAACACTGCCGGCCTGAGAGGTCTGGAACTGCAGAGAGCCGACAGCGCGCTGCTGCTTGGCGTTGGAGCTACCGCCGAGAATTCCGCCCATCAGACAAACGGGTCAAAAAAACGCACCGAGCGTCCCGCTAGCTGCGGCTGCTTCGCGTCGGCATAGAGAACGCCGGCATTGTGCCAGGCGTGGATCAGGGAAGGCCACTCTATGACGATCGCGCCATGAGCAAAGCAACGGCCGAATTTGAACAGTGCTACGTCACCAGGCTCCGGCGGCTCTGAAATCTCGCGCGCATACTGCATCATCCCATAGAGATAGCGCTCGGCGTCGCGATGCAGGTGCCAGTCAGGTGGATAAAAGGGGACTTCAATGTGCGGGACGATGCCGGCCGCCTCATAGACCTCGACGAGCATCATCAGACAATCCGTGCCAGCGCCCTTGACCCGGCCCATGTGGTGATAGGGCGTGCCCAACCACGTCTTAGCCTCGCGGGTAACCGCCACACGCTTGCACGCTTTGGTGCTCGCCTCGGTATCGTGCGGGTGCTCAAATGGGCATTCGTAACTGCCGTCCATCAAACTGCTGTCTCCGGGAATGGAATAAACTGGAAGCCGCCAAACCGTCCGGTGCTCTGGCCGAGCTGCTGGTTATTGAAGACCTTGGCTGGATCGGCGATAGGAACGCGAGTTTGACCGAAACGAACTGACCGCTTGTGAATCCGTCAATGGTCCCGCTCCCGCCACCGTTCCCGCTCGTCAGGCCGGTGATGGCGCCGAGCCTAAAGGGCCAGGTCGAGGGGTGCGCCCTGGATTAAAAACCCGGTTGATCCGGCGCTGGCACCGAACGTGATGGCGCGAGGCAGCAACGTAACGTCATCCTCTTGCGTATTGCAGCCGATCGCATTGGTGCCCGCCACGCGGCTGTATCCCGGCGACGCGCGTCGTGCCATGGACGAGTGCAACCGCTGCGCTGCGCAGATGAGAATTGCAGCGAGCCCGCAGCCGTCGGCTGCTCGCGCACCTGCCAGAACCGAAAATGCCGCCCACGAGGTTTTTTATTTGTCCTCGGTAAGCGTATCAACCCTGCGATCGATCTGCAGGAATTCGAACATATTGAGAGCATCGGCAACGGACTGACAGTGGCCGTGAGGCGGTTTGGCAATCGGAGACGCGACAGGATAATACACCTTTACCTCATATCGCTCAGGAATTTTCTCAGTGATGACGGTCGGAATCTCTTTGGTAACGCTCACGATCTCTGGCGGTTTGCTCTTGCCGATCTCGTACCCAGCAGCCGCGCTCGTGGCAATGAGGGCCGACAATGATAAAGACGCCATCAGAAGCACGGCGCTTCGCTGCGGCTGTGTCTCCCTTTTTTTGGCGGTCATTCTGGCTCCACAAAGATGTTAACGAACGGATCAAAAAAGCGCGGTTTGGGCCGGCTAGCTTTGGCTGCGTGGCGTCTCCATAGATCATCCCAACGGTAACCCGCGCGTGGATGATTTGCGGCCATTGGACCACGATCGCTCCATGGGCGTAGCAGCGGCCGAAGCAAAAAATATGACGTCGCCTGGCTGTGGCAGCCCCGAGATTTCGATCGCGTATCGCATGACGCCGTCGAGGTACCTTTCCGTCGCGGTCAAGGTTTCAATCCGCTGGATAGAATGGGATCTCCGGAATGCGAGATGACGCCGCAGGCCTCATAGACCTCAGCGAACATCATCAGTCAATCCGTGTTAGCGCGCCCTTGACCCTGCCCATGTGGTGATAGGGCGTGCCCAACCACCCTCGGGCCTCCTCTGCGACGGCAAGCCGCCGCGGATCCATTTCAGAGCGGGTCATGCCGCCGTGTCGGGGGGTCGGGATGTACGGAAAATCGCCAAACTGGGTCACGTCAAGGTTTCGCGAGCTACTCTCCGTCTTTCCGGAGAACGTCGGTGCAGCCGCGGGCCAGGCTTACAGATCGATCGAGTTCTCGTCCCGGTCGGCGAAATGGCCGATGATGTCCTCACGCAGTTTCGGTTTGTTGTCGGCCAGTTCGATCAGTCCGTCTCGGCGCCGCACGATGTCGCTGCAAGGATCGTAACGGTTGCGGATTAAGATCTGCTCGCCGCGTGCTGTAGCGCCGAGCCTGCAATGGTCCGTGCCAGAGGCGGTAGACGATGCCAGGGAAGAGCCCAATATCCTCGATGATCGCCGCACGCGCCCGGTCTTTCCATGCCTTGAGCGCGGCGCAGTATTGCAGCGTGTAGTCGTTGTCGGTGAGCAGCAGGCCGGCGAGGTCGACATGGCCCATCGCCATGTGATAATCGCTGGCACCCAAGAGGCAGACATCGAGCAGTCCGCCCATCGCCGCAAAGGCCTCCCGCCGGCAACCCCAAGCGTCACCCGGATAACCCCAATGGAGCATCTCGCCCGGGCTGGCCTTGTGCCAATATTGATTTTGCGTATGGGCGCGCCGGCTCTTCAGGTACCAATGCATAAAGCTCTTGCCTGTGCCGACGAGCTCGTTCCTGGGCCAAGCCAGATGATGTCGCTAGAGATCTGCACAATCCGGTGGATCTGCAGCGCGCAATACCTGCTCGACCCAGAGCGGATCGTGGAACAGCATGTCGCCGTCGACGAGCGCCAGGTATTGCGCATCTGGGATCGCCGCGAACCCGATCCGGGCCAGGTTTTCCTTGCGCCAGCAGATCGAGTTCGTTCGCAGCCTAACCCGCCGCACGCCAGTTCGGTCGGGTAGATCGAACGGCATCTGGCCGTACCCCCGTTTCGACCGTGGTGAGCCGAACCCCGGCGCCGACCATGCTGTCCTCGAATCGCAAAAAATTGCTGTATCGCGAGATCCAGTGCAATGGGTTCTCATAGACAGCGACGACATCGAGCAAATCTGGCGCAAATGCCCGGTCGACCTGCAGACACCGGCATGGGGTCCGCCACAGCGGCTGTGGGAGTCGAAAACAGCACGGATGCAGAATATTGGGGTCGTCAGCCATTAGACCGCGGTCTCCGGGGTCGGGATGTAAGGAAAACCTCCAAAATGGACGGCGTTATTGAAGACGTTGGTGCAGGTCGCGAGCGTGCGATCGCAACCCGGCAACAACTGGAATTGATCACCGACGGCCACAGGTGACAGAAAGGCAAGCTTGACTGTTACGATTCCGCCGCTAACAAAAGACGATATTGTGCGACTGTACCCCGCATTCCCGCCAGTGGTGGCGATGATCGTCCCCTGCGCGTAAGGCACAGCCGCCGTCGGCGCGCCCTGGATAACGGTCGCCGTCGATCCGCTGGCGGCGGAGAACGTTGCAGCGAGACTCGACCGGTTGAATAGGCACATTGCGTCGCCGAAGACGTGCGTGCAACTCGACTGCCACAATCGACGCGGCATCTGGATGTTGAGCAGTTCAAGGTGGGAGCGACATTTCATCTCGACGCCGGTCCGGCTGCAATCGATGTCGGAGATCCGCCCCGAAAACAGGATTACTGTGCCGGCGCTAGTGTCGCCGTAGCCGCCTCCGTCAGCACCCATAAAGGCGCGTTCCAACTGCAACAGCGCGCCGTCAAATTGTCCCTGCCACGCGGCCTCGAGGAACGGCGTCGAGCCGACGAGGTCGGTCACCTCGGGGTATATTTTGATGTCGAGCTCGTCTACCTGCGTCCCTATCACGACCTTAGTCTTCGAGCGTTCGAGTTTCGGCCCTACCGCGAAGAGGTACCCATTAGCGACAATTGGTGTAGGCGCTGACGAATAACGTAGGGTAACTGCGCCGCCGACTAGGGTGATGGTGTAAAGGTCGGCCATAATGAATTGTTCGCCACTGTTGAGCAGCGCAATCAAGGCAGGTGAGGCAGGCTTCACGGCCGCACCGAGATGAAGGTCAGCTTTTTCAGCTGCCACAGTCGAAACATAAAATTCTCGAAAGCGTAGCTGTCGTCGACGAACGGGCATCGAAAGTAATAGCTATAGTCGGTGGTGATAATCAGTCCATTGCCCGGCGCTGTGCTGAATGTCACCAATCCGGTGTTTGGGTCTACGCTATAGTTTCCCGGACTTTGCGTGATGCCATCGAGGTAGACCGCACTGACGACGTTAGGCGCTACAACGGGTTCCAAAAAGCCACCCCCAGGCAGCGTTGCGCCCATCGCCCGCTGCAATTGGAAGACGGTCGCACTGGCGTTGCCGATGCCGATCTGCTGACCCGTGACCTGATCATCGCTCGGATCTCGAAACAGGAACGTACCGAAGGCGCCCTGGCAAACCAGGAAGAACCCCATCAAGGTCCGCAGCTCGTCGTAGCCGGCTGTCGGGTTGTCACGCAGTAAATCAAAGGTCAGCGTAAACTGCCACAGCGGGTAGGGATAATCGAGCGCTCGCAATTCCCGTCCGGAGACCGCTCGCTGGATGCGGGTCTGAAAGGTCGGCGTCTTGGTGACGCTCCAGGCGAGACCGGGCAGCGACGGGAAAACTCCTATGTCCGCCATCAGCTTGTCCGCAGCATCGATCCGTTGCGCATTGCTTTATTGATCGCCGCAACAAGCGCACTGCCGTTGCTGCGAAAGAAACGAGCAACGTCCTGGCTATCCATTGCTGAGACGCCAAAATTGACAACGACGGGGGCGCCACCGCCACTCGCATTGGCGCTGGTTGGAGCGGCAAGCAAGCCCTGCAGACGTTGAGAGATATTTGCAGGCAGCACCATTTCATTGCTGTGCAGCTGCGCGAGCACCCCGCCCGGCCCCAGGCTCGGTACTGCCCACCCGCCCTGCGCGCTCGGCACGATGCCCCCATGCTCAAAGCCAAACAAAGTGCCGATTCCCTTTAAGAAGCTGCCGGAGATACCCCCCGAGCCAAACAGGCTGGTGAGCCCGACGCTTTCGGCGAGGCCGCTGCCCACCACCTCTCCGCCCGCGCCGGTGAGACCTCCCGAGAAGTCTTGATCTCCACCGCCGCCTCCGAGGATATTGGCGCCGAAGAAATTGCCGATTTGGCCAAAGACGCCTTTGACCGCCGAGTTGACGAATTCTGCAATAATCGACTGAGCAAGGTTCGCCAGCGCCTTCTGCACCGTCGTCGTGCCCAGAATTATGCCGGTGACAGAAGTATCGATCGCACGTTCGACCGGTGCAACCAGATCGTCCCACGCTTTTTTGTTTGCTTCTGCCAGTTTGGTATCGAGCACTTGGACCTCGCCCACGTACTTCTCGTAGGCGAGCCCCTGGTCTTCGTTTATTTTCTGTTGAGTCCGGACATCGTTCTGCGCCGCGTCGAGCTTCTTCTCGTAATATGCCTGATCGTAAGACCATTTGAGGTCTAGGAGATCTTGCTCCTGCCGGACCTGCTCGGTAGCTGAAATTTGGCCGAGCGCGGCCTCGTGATCGATCGCTGCTTTATGGTTGGCGAATTTCGCATCCGTGATCTTCTGATCGGCCTTCAGTTGGTCGAGTTGATCACGTTCGGCTTGCACGGCAAGCTGTTTTTCGAGCTCATAAATGTTGCGTTCCACGGCCAAGCCGGCGTTCGATCCGGCTTCAGTCAGCGCCAGCTTGTCTTGCCAAAAGACCAGTTCTTCGGCCTTTGATTGGCCGAAGAAGCTTTGCTCAGCCAACAGTTGTTCCTGCAGCTCTGCACGCCAAGCTGATAGGTTGTCGGAACGGGTTCCGCTGCGAGCAGTGGCGGTTGCGTTCGAACGCGCCACTCCCCGACCCGAATTGCTGTTGTTCGCGCCGCCACTGTTTGGCGTTAGGCTATCGCCTATCTGCCCCGCGAGGCTTGCGGCCTTCGACTGGAGCGCACCGATGCTCGATCCGACCTGCGCTGCAGCGCTGTTGATCTGCGATTGCGCTTGCTGAGCGGCGGCTCCCAGCCCCGCGAACTGGGCTCGCATCGCATCCGTGGCCACCTGAACCGAATTTGACGCAGCCTCCATTCCGGATTGGAGGTCGTCGGTTTGGGCGCTGATGACGACGCTGGTTTCAATGTCGGCCATGATAGCCCCTCAGTGACCTGGGCACCCGACGATGCCCGATTCTCGCTCCTGGCGCTCTGCGAGCTTCAATCTCTACTTCTCACTCGCCGCCGTAGCTCAGAGAAATCGAGCACCACCCCGGGCAGTCCGGCATGAACGTTGTCCGCCCCAAATCCGGGGCCGAGCTCGGCTAAGATCGTTGGGAGATCCGAGGTAGGCGCGCGGCCCAGACGAGAACCGGCAGATGGTATCGGCTTGCGCTGATGTTTGCCGACGCCGAGATACGCCCCGACCAAGATGTGAACCGGCGGATGCTCGATCCAATATGCCATGAGCTCTTCGAAATCAAAGAGCGTCATCTTGTCGATTACGGGATAGCTATAGCCACAGGCGGTGGCGAGAAGGCCATAGATATGTCCCCAGCCGTCGGCGCCACCCGAACCAAGTCCGATGGTAGTTCCACGGTTGTCGGGTCTGCCCCCAGGCTGGCCCCGGGGGCCGACGCTTTTCCCAGGCGGTCATCGCGCAGCTGCAACCCTGAGCCGGTAAGCACCGCATTCAACACGGCGCTGGCATTGCCAAGATCGAGTAGGTTCTCGACCATCTCTGCCGTTGCATCGGGATAGTTGCGTTGCAATGCCGTAGCGACGATTTCGACGAGCACGCTGATCTGCGCCTCGCCCATTGTTGCGCCGATCTCGGTCAATTGCCGCACCTTGGGCATCAGCCGGCGGAGCTGGCCGAGAGTGAGCGGCGGAACCAACCAATCCCGCCCGCCCATCGCAATCGTCACACCGGGAAGCATCACTCCACCGTACTGAGATAGCCGATCGTACCGGAAGGATCGGCGAAAGCCGAGAAATCGAGCTCGTGAATCATCCAATCGTCGACCTTGGTCGGCAGTGACAGTTTGTCGGCCATGCAGGCGTTGAGCCGCAAGGCCGTCCCACTACCAGCGTAGTTGGTATAGAATGTCGCCTTGAACGTCGGCGTCGTCCCCATCACCTGGTTCGTGATCGTGAGCTTGCTGCCTAAGGTCGTTAGGTTGTAAGTGTAAGAGATCAAAAGTGCAGCACTCGCATCGGCGGACGAAAAAGTATAGATGCCTGTAGCGAAGTTGACGGAGTACTGACCGGCTCCAGAAGGGGTCGTCACTCGATTGAAACGCTTGCCGCTGGCGGCGTAGACGACACCAAGGTCGTCGTTGTAATTGGTTGCGTTGGCGACAGTCACTGTGTAAGGCGTCACAGCTGGGGTGCTGGCGGCCTCGAGCTGAGATACCGCAAATTGGCCGGTAGCCGGGGTAAGACCAAAGAAGATGTCGGAATACAGCAATCCGAGGATCTGGGCGAACTTTGCTTTGCCGGTGATCTTGCCCTGTCCGCGCGCGATCGCCACGGGGAACTGAAGCTGCCCGTAGAGCGGCTTATCAGTCCAATCGAAATCAATCTGGATATCCTGGAGCACACCGAACTGGCGCGGACCAATCCCGGACCCAGTCACATCAGTGCGTTCGCCCCAGACCGCACCCGAGCCGAAGCTCAATTGCATGTCATATACTCCCTTTCAAAAGCCGTTTAAGCATCTCCTTGGCGGCGTGGGCGGCATTCCAAGCCTGGGTATCGCGGGCGACCGCGGAGCCTGGGAAATGGTCCTGCCACCAATGCTCGATTAGCTGGTCGATCGAAAGAGCGCCGCTTCTCGACACGACAGGGTTTTGTTTGATCTCCTTTGGAAGAGGCGCGCTTCCTTCAGTATCTTCCGCAGCCATCGGAATTCTCCTACGAGCGATAGTCCATTGCTGACGTGAGAGAAGCCGCGATTTCGAGCATTTCTCTCGGCCGTCACGAGGGCTCTTCGAGTCGCGTGGGCAGACGCACAGGATCTGGACTGGGACAATCGCGATCGCATAATCGTAGAGCGCGCATTCGTCAGTTTCGACCCTTGTCGGAGATGTAGGCGTGCTGCACCATCGCAGACAATCCGAGGTACTGACCATCGCTGACGGTCGCGACAGCCTGCTCGACCGCATCGATCAGCGGATTCAGAATCGCGGCCGGAGCTGCAACCCCATCCGTTGCCATTTCACCAAATTATTATATCAGTTTCTGATCCGGGACACTAGATGATCGGCATAACGGAGGGGAACATCGATCTGGTTATGCGCGGCGGCACTGGTAATCTGGACGACTGTGTTGAAGGCGCCGGAGGTCACAACGTCGTCGACGCCGAAGTCATGAGTGTTAGCGGCGTGGATAAGGCACCGGCTGTATGCCTGGATGATAGCGAAATCTCCCACATCGCATATACCAGCCGAGCGAAAGTTTCCTGCAAAGAGCCGAATTGGAGTATGTCACCGTCAATCGGTGTGGCAACATTTATCGGAGTCACGTTCGATCCGCCCCCAATGATGCGGATCTGGCCGTTTATGACGGGCCGCCGCCATGGGCGATTGAGCGCGCGCCGCCCGCAGAATTGACAGCAGCTTGTACGGATTGGGTATCATCGCCGCCCGACGCAGGGGATTGCCAGCTGCGTCCTTGGAAAATCGGCAGCATAGATCATTTGAATTTCCTCGAGAAGAATTGCTCCGCGGCGGGCCGCAGCCTTTTCAGCCTTGTAAAGGCGCGATCAGATGCAGAGAATCTCGATCGGGATTACGGCAACAGCCTGATCGCCTAGCACGCCCTCATCAGTCTCTACCTTGCCTTGGATGTAGGCGTGTTGCACCATGGTTGGCAAACCGAGGTTCTGAATACCCGTCGCCAGCGACGGCGCGAGCGCCGCCTCGAGCGCGTCCAGCAGTGGGTTCAGAACCATTGCCGGCGCCAAGTAAGGGTCGCTCGAATGGACGTATACATAGAAATCGGCGTAGAGCGTCCAAGCAATCGGCGCCCCAAGAGCCTTGGTCACGGCGTGCCCGCCTTTTTCACTCATGAACAGCGCGGGTTGCTCAGCCGAGGCCACGTCAGCCCAATGTCGCAGCCGCCGGTTCGCGCTGGCGAAGGTCGCCGCACCGGCCCCTAGCGCCCAGAGCGCGGCATAGATCGACTCACGGATGATCATCGGCCCCTATCCATCGCGAGAGACCTATGTCCCACACAATCATTGCGATACCGCCGCCGCCAGATCTGCCTCCACCTCGTCGACGATGGCCGGCGCCATGTCCTCGAGCGCCGAGCGCAGAAAAGAGCGTTTGGAGAGTTCCATGTGGCGAGTGTAGGCCCGCACGCTGATTGTCTTCTCGGCGATCGGCCGACCGAAGGCTTCCGTGATCCGTCGAAGGCTGGTCCTGACACTGACCGTTCCAGCAAAACCGTACTCCTGTACGCCTGCATATCGGCTGTCGGTAACGACGCTGGCGGTGACGGCGTCGGCGCTCTGATCAATTTGGAGGCCGATGCTCGACCTCAGTGACCCGGTACGGTTCCTGAGCACCTGCCCGCTCAGCTTGTCCTGCTGAACGTGGCGCTGAAGCTCAGTCCCGAGCCGGGTTATCCCGCGGAGAAGCTCCGAATTGATCGCGTGCGGCAATGCGCGCAGTCGGTCCAGCAACTGCGCATCGCCAACAAGATAGGCCGTGATCACATCGCACTCGCGATCGTTGCGGTATCTGTCTGAGTCGGCGCCCGCATAAGAAATCCGGCGATCGGCGCGACGGTGCGGTATTGCTGGATCAATGTCTTTATCGAGTCGCTCATGTCTTTTTGCGAGTACGACACGGTCTCGCCGCCGCCGATCGCTCGCGCAATCTCGCCAATACGGCTGCGTTCGCGGTAACGCAGCGCCACGAGCTCGATGCAGGCCTGTGCCAACTCGAATGGCACCGCCGGATAGCCGGCAGTATATTGTAAGGTTACGCATCCGGCCTTACGTGGCACTACGTACCCCCTTATCACGAGCTGCGTCGGGGTAAAGAGGTACCCCGCTTGGGTCGCAAAAGTGCTGACGACGGCAACACTGAGTTGTGCTGGCGGGGAGGCTGGGATTGGCTGAATGGTCAAACCATCGACAACAACGAGACTGACGCCACTGACGGGGAATGCCCCAAATTGGTATCGAACGTCGTTTCGGCCAAGCGGGCCGCCTAGACCATCTCGAATCTCGATCCAATCCTGGGAGAGAATCCGTCGATTGAGCCATGTTTGAATAAATTGGCTCGCTGCCGTGATCAAACGCGTCAACAGCGCGTCGTCGGTCGCCGGAAACGCACTCTGCCCTGTCTGCAACCACGCCTTGACGTCAGCAAGCGTCGCCAGGTCGTCAAAGCTAGCTCCAGGAGTAGCAAAGCTGGCCATCAAGCGTGT